GGTCAGATCATGACTCTGGATTACACAGAGGTTGAATTTGTTAAGAACCCATACGCAACAAGGTCTGAAAGTGTAACTCCTTTCCTTGTTCAATTCTGGACTGGAAATCTTTCTCTGGAACCAAACGTTGATGTTTGGGTTGACACAAACAGACTCGACACAGAGAATCTTGGAACAATCGAAGGTGACTTTGTTTCCACCGCACTTCAGCAGGGTGTTGAAATTACAGAGGACGAAGATGGAAACAGAATTGGTCTTGGTCCAACTGTTTGGGAAGATTGGGTAACCACAAGTTCCACCTCATCAAGTCGTACTTGGTGGACTGGAAGTCAACTTGGTCAAACAACCAGCACAACCCGTGAACAAGAAAGACAGGGTGTTCAAACCATTCTTACTGAAAGATTGGATGAACTTTCTCTCGGAGACAGAATTGTCAGCAGAGAGCAAATCAACTTTATGAGAACCAGAAACATTGAGTTTACTGGTAAGAGTTTCAAACCATTTACTCAAGTTTATGGTTTCTATGATGCTGTTGATGTCAACAAGTTTTGCTGCAGCAAACTTCTCGAAATCGAGATGATTAGTGGAACATTTGAAGTAAGTGAAACTGTAATCGGCACAATGCCTTCAACAGTTCAGAGTCAAGAGGTCACAGAGTCTGCGGTTGCTGCTCTCACATTCCGCGTTTCTCAGGCAAACCACAAGTATGGTCCTTATAACAACCCATCTGACATCTTCGATTCCAACCCATACAACAGGGAAGCGACTATCCCTTCAACTTATTCGGAAACTTCAACAATTCTGAACGTTGACACTTTCAGTCTTCAATCTGAAGCAAATCCTGAATTCTTTGGTTATGCTGCAACTGGAATGATTCTGGTTGGGCAATCTAGTGGAGCACAAGCAAGAGTTTCTAACGTAAGACTAGTCACCGACAGACTGGGAACCATCATTGGTTCTTACAGAGTTCCCGATCAATCTAACGAAACAAACCCTGTGTTTGAAACGGGAACATCCGTCTTCAAACTCACCAGCAGTTCAATCAACAGTTTGGTTCAAGGTGTTGCAACAACAGCAGGAGAACAGACGTTCTACTCACAAGGCAGCATCGACAACATTCAAGAAACCACTCTGTCTGTCAGAAACGCTGATGTTGAGTTCAGAGAAGTCGAAGAGGCAAGAACGGTTACCACCTCCTCAACCAGATATTGGGACCCTCTGGGTCAAACCTTTATGGTTGACGAAGACACGGGAATTTACATCACCAAGGTCGATGTCTTCTTCCACACTAAGGATGACACAATCCCTGTCTGGTGTCAGGTTCGTGAAACCACTCTGGGTACTCCAAACGAAAGGATTCTTCCTTTCTCGGAAGTAACTCTGGAACCAGATCAAATTGCACTGTCTGAAGATGGAACAGTTGCAACTTCTTGGGTCTTTGATGCTCCAGTTTATCTGGAAGCAAACACTGAATATGCATTCATCATGGGTTCATCCTCAACTGAATACAGAGTCTGGATTTCGAGACTGGGTGAAGTTGAGGTGACGACGCTTGGACAAGAGCAAGGACAAGTTCTTGTTTCGGTTCAACCACTTCTTGGTTCACTGTTCAAGTCACAGAATGCCACCGTTTGGACTCCAAGTCAATATGAAGACCTGAAGTTCACAATGTACAGAGCGGAGTTCGCAAGCACAGGTTCATTCACACTTTATAATCCAAGTCTTCCACAGACTCTGGAAGGAATCGCTAAGAATTCCATCACAATGGAATCCAGAAACCTTAGCATTGGAATTGGAACAACTGTTCAAGACACTGGTTTGGTTGTTGGTAACACTGTCATCCAAAATTCAACCGGAGCACAAGGAACTCTGACAGGATTCGCTGGTTCAATGACTGGTGATCTGACTCTGACCAACATTGGTGTTGGTTACACTCCTTCTTCTGGTTATTACGTCTTCTCTGGTGTTGCTCTCACCAGCGTAACTGGTAATGGAATTAACGGAACCGCTGAGATTGCGATCAATAATGGTGTGGCAATTGCAGCGACTGTTTCTACCGCAGGTGGTGGTAAGGGATATTCTCTTGGTGATGTTCTTACACCAATCTCGATCGGCAATAATAATCTTGGTACAGGGTTGAGACTGACTGTTGGTGAGATTTATGGCAACAACGAACTGATTCTTAATGATGTTCAAGGTAACTTTGCAACCGGAGCAACTGACAAACTGTTCTACCAAAATTCACTGGGAATCACAACTGAACTGAATTATTCTTCTGGTGGAGGCGTTGTTCCTCAGACTCCGATCAGAGTCAATCATGATGGAACTCACATGAGGATTTTCCAGAGAAATCATGGAATGTATTCTGAGGTCAACCGTGTAACACTGAAAGATGTTACAACTGACGTTCCAGCAACAACTCTTGCTGAGGTTTATACTAACACAGCAACTGGAGCAATTTCGATTGGTTCCACAACTAATTACACCTCATTTGAAAATGTTGCTGTTGGAGCCACCAACCCTGGTTACATCAAGATCGGCAAAGAAATCATTTCTTACACTGGATTTGACGGAGCAACCCTAACTGGAATTACCAGAGGTGTTGATAACACTGTCATTGCTTCACACTCGGCAAATGATTTGGTTCTTAAGTATGAATTGAACGGTGTTTCTCTAAGAAGAATTAACATCACACACAATCTGGCAGACGTAAGTGATGCCATCACTCGCCCAATTACTTTGGATTCTTATTACATCAACGTTCAGATGGATGAGAATGGAACTGACAGAACTGGATCTGGAACTCTTCCCGCACTTTACTTCAATAACACTGAAGCAAATGCTGGAACAAATGCAAAAGGAACTTACAACATTCCTTATTCTTTGATTGTTCCAAGAATCACAACAATGAGTCCAACTGGAACCACTGTGAGCGCAAACGTCAGATCAATCAGTGGAACCAGTGTTGATGGATCTGAAGCAGGTTATGTTGATAAGGGTTATCAAGAAGTTGCACTTTTCACAGATAATTACTTTACTGAACCAAGAATGGTTGTTTCTGGAATTAACGAATCCACCTATCTCTCACCAAGTGGATTGTTCCCTGGAAACAAGTCGTTCTCCATGAACATCAACTTCCAGACATCTGACTCTAAACTCTCACCAGTCGTTGACCTTGACAACGCAGCAGTCGTGTTTGTTAATAACAGAACAAACGCACCTGTTTCCAATTATGCAACTGATTTCAGAGTCAACACTTTCCAAGATGATCCAAACAGATTCTTCTACATCACTAAACCAATTGTTCTTGAGAATCCAGCAACTTCACTGAGAATTCAGTTGGATGCTTATGTTCATGATTCATCTGACATCAGAGCATTCTTCTCACTGAACCAGGATCTGCCTGTTGACGAGACCCTCTTTGTTCCATTCCCTGGTTACAACAACTTGGATGCTGCTGGTAATATTATCAGCACAACCAACAGCGATGGTCTTCCAGACAGATTGGTTCCCAAAGAAGACACTGCTCTGTACGAACCTGCACCAAAATTCTTCAAGGAATACACCTTCACGGCAAATAACCTTAATCCGTTCTCTGTCTTTAGAATCAAACTGATCGGAACGACAACAAATTCTTCAGTTGTTCCACAGATTAAAAATCTCCGTGTAATCTCGTTCGCTTGACATGAGTTTAATTCCAGTAAAAGGACAAGAAGGATTCTTTAGAGACAGCAACACCAATGCTATCGTGAATAAGAATTCCAATGATTATCAACGTTATGTTGCTAACAGAGAAAGACTTAACGGTGAGCAGGAAAGACTTAACAACATGGAAAAAAGCATGGATGACTTAAAGCATGATTTGAATGACATTAAGTCTTTACTGAAAGAGTTCTTGAGATAATCTAAATACCTTATAAAGAGGGACTGATATCGATGGCGCAGCCTTCCAATCGACAAGAACTAAAAGATTATGCACTGAGGCAACTAGGCGCTCCTGTTTTGGAAATCAACGTTGCTGACGAGCAGGTCGATGACCTGTTGGATGATGCAATTCAGTATTTCCAAGAGAGGCACTTTGATGGTGTTTATCAAAATTATCTGAAATATCAGGTCACTCAAAACGACATTGATCGTGGTAAAGCAAGACCACCTGGTGCTCCTTCGATTGGTGCTGGGTCAGTTGGCATTGCAAGTACATCAGCAACAGCAACGATTGTTGGAACTGCCACCACGTTTACATATTACGAAAACAGTAATTACATTCAGGTTCCACCCAATGTTATCGGTGTGAACAAAGCGTTCCAGTGGGATGATGCACAAGGCGTCAACACTGCGAACCTGTTTAGTTTCAAATATCAGTTGTTCCTCAACGACATTTATTATTGGGGTCAAACTGATTTGTTGAGTTACTCAATGGCAATGAGTTACCTTGAGACACTCAACTTCCTTCTGAACACACACAAACAAATCCGTTTCAACCAGAGGCAGGACAGACTTTATCTGGATGTTGATTGGGACACCATTCAAGTCGGAGATTTCATCATTCTCGACTGCTTTATTGCGATGGATGGTAACGATTACTCTAGAGTTTGGAATGATTCATTCCTGAAGCGTTATCTGGTTGCTCTTATCAAGAAACAGTGGGGACAAAACCTCATCAAGTTCCAAGGTGTCAAACTTCCTGGTGGAATTGAATTTAATGGAAGAGAAATTTATGAGGATGGTGTTCGAGAGGTTGATAAGATCCGCGAGGAAATGTCTTCTTACTACGAACTTCCCCCAATGGATCTGATCGGTTGAGGAGTAAGCAATGACACTCAATCCATTCTTTCTAAACGGATCAACAACAGAACAAAGTCTTATTCAAGACTTGGTAAATGAACAACTTCGTATGTATGGAGTTGAGTGTTATTACCTGCCAAGAATTTACGCAAAAACAAATACAATCATCAGAGAAGTCGTTCAATCTGAGTTCACAAATGCTTATCCTCTGGAGGCATATGTAAACACTTATGATGGATTTGGTGGGCAAAAAACAATTCTAAGTAAATTTGGAATTGAAGAAAAAG